GACGCCTACAACAAGCTGGCGTTGGACATGATGACCGCGTCCGAGGCAGCCGGTAAGCCCCGCCGATACATTTCCGGTTTGGAGTTGACGGAGCGGCCCCGCCTGGGCGACGACGGCAACCCCGTTCTTGATGGCGACGGCCAACCCATCGTTGACGTGGTCTCCCCGATTGACGACATCAACACCATTCAGACGATGGTGTCGGAGTCACCCGAGACGAAGTTCGGTCAGCTACCCGCGAGCGACTTGGGCGGGTTCAAAGAGGGCGTTCAGGTGGTCCTGTCGGCCATCATGGCGGTCTCTGCGCTGCCTAGCCACTACTTGGGCATCCTCACCGCGCAACCAAGTTCAGCGGACGCCCTGCGGGCTTCTGAGGCCGCGTTGACGGCCCGTGCTGAGGCTCGACAACTGACCTTTGGCCGTGCCGTCGAACAAGTGGGCCGGTTGTTGATCGCGGTGGACACCGGACTTGATCCTGCCGACATTCCTCTGAGGGTGTCGTGGGCACCGGCTGACACGCGCTCCGAAGCTCAACTCAGCGACTCTGTGACCAAGTTGGTTCAGGCCAACATTCTTCCGGTCACCTATGCGTTGCGGAAGCTCGGCTATAGCGACGACGAGATCGCGCTGATTCGTTCGGCGAAGCGTGCCGAAGTTCTCGACGGCATCGGGATCAACACCACGTTGAACGCGGGCGCGGATGACGCTCAGTGATGACTTTCAGCACGCGCTAGAGGTACTTGCCGACGACACCGCGAAGGCCGCCCGCAAGATCGTCAACAGACGCAACGTCACCAAGGCCGACCGCGCTGTGAGGTTGGCCGCGCTGCTGAATCGGGCCAACGCCACGGCGACCGGGTTGGGTGAGGCGTTCACCAACCGACAGTTGGAAGCGTTGACGGGCAGGCCGGTGACGGCCAAGGGTCTGCTTCCCACCGACGACTCCGAACGATTGTTGAAGGCCGCGGAGACGGTGATGGAGGACCGCGACCCGGTGGAGCGAGTGGAACGCCTCGCAAGGTCTGAACCCATCGGCAAGGCGCAGACCGCCGTCACCGACGCGATGGAGGGCCGCAAGGGCAGCCGCGGGAAGTTCTTCGGTTGGGTGCGCCAGTTGAACGCGGGGGCGTGCGAGGTGTGCCGCCGCTGGGAACGCGGTGGCCGGGTCTGGCCCGCCGATCACTGGATGCCCAGACACCCCAATTGCGTTTGTGTGCAACGCATCATCCAAACCACCACACCACCCAAACCGGTTAGGAAACGGAAGAAATGACCGAAGAAACACCGCTAGAAGCCACGGAGAGCGACGAACTGCCCGTAGGTGAGGTGACCACCCCCGACGAGACTGCCGACGATGGCAGCGACGACGTCATTTCGTTGGAGGCCGCCCGTAAGTTGCGCAGCGAGAACAAGTCACTGCGGGACCGCGCGAAGGATGCCGAGGCACGCGCCGAGGGCTACGCCCAACGCTTGCACGCGGAGTTGGTGAATGCCACTGGGAGACTGGTCAACCCGGACGAATTGCCGTTCACCGAGGACCACCTCACCGACCCCGACGCGCTGGAAGCCGGGATCGACGCGCTGCTGTTGGGTAAGCCGTACTTGGCGAACAAGAGTCCACGCGGAGACATCGGCATGGGTCGCAGTACGGAAGCTACTGGACCGCAGGACTTCTCGGCACTGTTCCGGTGATAGACTGGTAGTAGCGAACACCCCTGGCGGGCAACGCTATTCGGCCCTGGTGCCATTCTTTCTGTACGCCCTGGCGGCGAACTTCATTCGTTCGTCGCTAGATAGGCATACACACAATGGCTGTAACCAATTCCAGTTTGCAGACCGCGTGGACACCGGAGCAGTACGGCAAGCTGATCGACGTCGTCATCGCTGAGAAGTCCATCGCGTTCAAGTCCGGCACCATCATTTCCACCGATGCCGAGAGCATCCGGTTCCCGAAGATCACCGCCGACCCCGCCGTTGGCTGGTACGCGGAAAACACTCAGATCACGCTCACTGACCCGACCACGGCGGAGTTGGTCATCACGCCCAAGGCCGTAAAGGGTTTGACGCAGATCAGCACCGAGGCCGCTGAGGACTCGAATCCCGCTGTGGCCGACCAGGTTGCCCGGTCGCTGGCCCGTTCCATCGCGAAGAAGATCGATGTGGCTTTCTTCGCGAACACCACGACCAACGGGCCTTCGGGTCTGTTGTCGCTGACCGGCATCAACGAAATCGACACGGACACATATCCGTTTACGAACTTGGATGCGTTCCATCAGGGCAAGGCCGCTGCGCTGGCAGACGGTGCGGAGGTGTCGGTGTGGCTGTTGGCCCCCGACGTCGCCCTAGCACTGTCCACCACCAAGGAACTGACCACGGGCTCCAATCGGGGCTTGCTGGATGCGAACGGCATTTCGGACGGCACCACCCTGGCCGGTGTGCCTGCGTTGGTGTCAACGGACGTGACCGCTGGTGAGGCGTGGGGCCTGGACGCCTCGCAGGTACTCATCGTGCAGCGCACCGGAACACGGGTCACCCGATCCACCGATGCCGCCTTCGATTTCGATGCGGTGCAAGTGCGGGCTACGGCTCGCGTGAGCTTCGGGTTCGCTAATGCAGCTGGCGTCGTGAGAATCTTCGACACCCCCTGATGCCCTCCGTTGACGACGTGACCGCCCTGCTCGGTCGAGCACTCGACACAGACCAAATTGAGGCCGCACTGTCGGTGGTCACCACCATGGCGCGTTCGTACTGCCGCGCCGACTGGGCGGACGACGAGTTGCCTGCCGACGTGGCCGCCGTGGTGCAGACAGCGACCCTGCGACTACTGACGCATCCTGGTCAGCTTCCGATGGCGGAGGCTATGGGCGGCCTGAGCGTCACGTATACAGCTGGCTTCCAAGGGTTTACGTTGGCCGAACGAATCACCCTTGATCGTTACCGCGTGAAAGCCCGGTAATACTCCACAACAGTCTCCCGGCCCCGCTGGTCGTTACTTCCATTTCTCCCAGCGGGGTCGGGCCACCCCGCTAGTCGGGGGAGGCGTCCCTGTCACGCCCAACGAGCCCGTGCGGGCTCAACACGAAAGCGACGGGGCCGGTTGAGATACCGGCCCCGTCGCCGCGTTCGCTTACAGCGCTACAAGTTCAGCGAACACGTTTACCCGCCTTGGGTTACCCCACTGCCGCCTTGCTCCATTCCTTGCCCTATTTCCCCCAGGTCGCCTGGAGTGATCCGTGGAGGGGTGGTTGTCGGGTCGCTCGGAGGGATGTGCTCAGGGATTGTTAAATCACCTGGAAGCAAACTCGTTTGAGGCGGTGTGGTGGTGCTTGGAGTTGTTGTCGCGGCGGGTGAGCTTGGCGGAGTCGTCTGGGTGCCATCGGCGGGCAGATTCAGCCAGCCCAGAAGGTAGGCGAGGATGACGCCTGCTATAACCGTTCCGCCGATTGTGATCGACCAGCCGCTGCCCGCCAAGGTACGCAAGCGCGACTTGCCGTTTGACGAATCTGCCTTGGACGCCAAGTGAATGGGACCGGTGTCAAGGGGAGTTGCGCTCCATTCCGCCGCGTCTTGCCGCTCGATCTCGGCCGCTATACGGGACTGTGCCTGCAAGAAGAGCCCGTGCGTCTGGTCAGTATCAGGTCCCTGTACGCGCAGCTTTACCCTGGTCGTTTCCGAGGGCCGCCCTACCGAGTATTCCTCACCCACAGAAAGCTCGATGTAGAAGCTTGGGTGTCGGAGCATCGAATAGAGGGTCAGCTTGGGGTGGGCTCGAAACTCCAGGAATGACGGGGCTGCGGGTAGGCGCGCCAGCGCATCCGAGAGATTCTCCTGATCCGCGAGCTTCATCCCGGTCGTGGCTACGGCGTAGCTGGCAACTGTTCCAGGAAGCGATCTTGTGCCGCGAACCATTATCGGGGCGAGAGCACGCATAACGGCGGCTGCATCGGTTGTCGCTGTTACCCATTTGACCTGGTTGGTCAAAGATGCCATCGGATCGGCCCCCTAGTCGTTGCAGACGCAGTCTACGAAGACTCCAACCGAATCGGTCTGACCGGCTCGCCAGTCCGCACACAGTCCGCACAAGGTTCGTCACGGCCCGTCACGCCTCGGTTGCTTTCGGCACCTGTACGTGCAGGTCAGGCGCCAGTTCTCGGCAACTCTCGGCGTATCCCGGAAGATCTCGGAAATCCTATTTCCGCAGGTCAGGCCCTCTCATAATCCCTAGGTCGCGGGTTCGAGCCCCGCCCGCCCCACTTCAATCATCATCCGTCGTGACTACGACGGCGTGCGAAATCACGGTAGTGAGGACAGCCAGCCGGTCAGTGCGATGACCTCTTCGGCGACGTCGGACACCGTTCGGCCGTCGGTGGCGACCCGATGTACTGAGGCAGGAACTCCACGCTCGAGCAGGACGGCCATCGCTGCGCTGGACTTCAGGTGCTGACTGAGACTTGAGCCGGTCTCGCGCTGGCCGAGACGTTGCCGTGCCGTGGCGTCCGAGCACGAAAGCAGGATGGCGGTCACCAAGGGGGCATCGCCCATGGCGCTGGTGAGTTGTGCGGTCACGCTAGGAATCACGCTCACCGTGTTCGTGTAGAGCATGCGGCGGTATCCGAGGGTTCGATAGTTGTGCCACATTGCGGCAAGGTTGCGTTCGGCGAGGTTGTGTTCCCACGGAGGCGGATGCGCCATGTCCAGGACGTCGCCGTCGATCAGGCAGTGGTACAGACCAGCATCGCTCAGCCGGGTGTGAGCCTCCAAACCGACGCTGGTCTTGCCGACGCCCGACCGCCCTCCCACAAACACAGCTTCGCTCCCCATCTCTCCTAATATGGCTATCCCGCAGACGGTTTGCGAATGGATTTTCAGGACGGCGCAGCATCGCAAGAGGAGTCAGTGCGCTTCGTTAGTCGACCTCGCGTAGCGTGCCGCGGTAGGTGCGCGGAGGCTTGCCCGCCTCGACCCACTTCGCATGGGCGCGCTCCATATGCCCAAAGACGCGGGTGATTTCGATGCCGCTGCGTCGGTTCAACGCCATACCGACCAGGTCGAGTGGCTGAACGAATGCCTCGCTGAATGGCAGATCGATGGCGGGCTTAAGCGCGTGTGGCGATGCCTCTTTGTTTCGAGGGGGCAACGCGACCCATGTCGCGTCCAGTGCTCGTCGAAAGGTCTCGCCGATGTAGTAGACGAGCACTGGACGCGACATGGG